AAAAGCAAAAAATATTTTTCTTGACAAAAATTAAAAACCTGTGCTATTAATATTTTAACAGCTTCGGCGGTGGGCTGTTAACCCCTCGATTGTCGTTACGCCGCCACAAATAAGCATATTAAAAGCCCCGGGATAATTTCCTAGGACTTTTTTATTTTGGCTTAAATAATTGAATTTTCTTGTTCGAAAAGAATTAATAATGCAGTTGCAGACATTAATCTAGCATATTCGTCTTTTTTCATTTCCATTGGTTTGTTAAGCAAAGAATAATCTGTATATATTTCTACGCCAAGCTGCTTTTTGCATTTAGCACCAACAATTATATCTCCACCAAATATTTCAATATCTATTTTTAATCGTTCAATTAATTCTGAAGCGTCAAAACTTATTGAAATTCCATCTGCATTTGTAAAAGACATTATTTTTTATCCTCCGAATATTTTTTTATAATTGGCTCAAAAAGTTCTTTTTCAGCTTCCTTTCTAGCTGCTATTGCATCCTCTTTTTTGTCGTATCTGCCTAAAAAGAAATTTTTCTTTTTAAACATTATTTGTGCTGTCCACTTTTGCTTTGCTTTATCCCAATGTACGCCTTTCACACCCGAAGTATTATTTTTGGATAAATGCTGATTAAGCGAATCAACGCATGTACCTTCAACTAATTTCCTTTTTTTGTTATTTATTGCAAGTATCTTTTTTGATGTTTCTTGCACGTGCATTCCGCAAGTGCCGACTGACTTTGCTTTTGAAATGATTCGAAAACAAATATTCCCACAATCACACTTGCATTTCCAGATCACACGATTATGCTCATCCTTACCCGTAGGCTCAATAAATGTAAGCATTCCAACTTTTTGACCTGTCATATCTTTTGTTCTTGAGCAGCCACAAGATTTAGTATCACCATTTATTAATTTATATTTACGTATAGCCCTTATCGTTCCACATTCACATCTGCAAATGCAATATTTATTATTGCTCGAATCAGTTTTATTGGACTTTTCTACTACTGTCCATTTTCCAAACTTATCACCCGGATTAACAATAATTTCATGCCTCATATTAATCCTCTTACAATTAAATTTTTACTGCATGTGTCATACCGCCAAAATCATCAAATTTGGCTCGAAATTTATCTCCTGTTTTTAATGCGGATAATTCATCGTCTATATAAACGCCTTGAAGATAAGTGTTTCTTACATCGTTGTAACCGTCCATAAAATAAATAGTGGCGGTATCATCACGATGATGAACCACTTTCCAAAATACAAGAATTGAAAAATCATCCTTTTTGTAAATTGTTTGTTTTTTATATAAATTAACAAATTCTGTTTTATTCATTGTTCTCCTCCACTGAAAATGATTCCAGAAAATCAATAGCATCATGTAAGGTCCCCAGATTCACCTTTTCGCTTTGCGGGTTATCGCTGTAAAAAAAGTCCCCGTTATTATCAACCCAAAATGTAAAGCTACTGTCACTGTAAACAGCAAATGCATTTGCTGTTAATTCATGTTCGCTAAATTCATATTTTTTCATTTGTTTTCCCTCCTAATCTGCTCCACGTCTGGGGCTGTGCTTGTTTTCTTTAACTGTCCATTCTATGCAGTATTTGATATTTTAGCATAGATATTAATGTTCTATATTCTTCTGGCTTTTCGCACGCTATTATCAAAGTATTTACAATTTCATAATCTGTCATTTTTTCAATATCTGAAAATTCTAACTTTTTATAACTTTTTGCTCTTGCCTTCTTGCACTTCAGCAATTCGTTTTTACCATAAAAGCCAGTCGAAACAGGCTTGCAAAATGCGTTATTATAACCATGATAAGCATTATATTTTTTTATAAATCCTTCTTCTGCTTCTCTCAGATCATAATCTGTTATTGTAAAATCTGGAAAAGTTTTAAGAACTATAAATTCAAAATTTTTCAAGTCTTCAAATGTTTTCAAGTCTTCATCAATTTTTAAATTTGAGCCTTGCAGCTTTTCCATGTTTCGCTGATGTGTTTTTAATCTGGTTTTAACATTCACACTAGAGCCTATATAATACTTATCATTTTTCTTATTATGAATTGCATAAACTCCAACCGCTTCAATATCTGGTACCTCGATAATATGTTTTTTCATTCTGTAACCACTTCCTTTCTATGGTTACAGTATAGCACATTTTTATATATATGTAAACACTATTTTTAGTGTTTAAAAATATTTTATTTTTTCATCATCTGTCGGTATTATCTCCAGAACGTCAGACGGTTGGCATCTTAATATAACGCATATTGTATTTAGCGTCTCTGTTGTAATCCCTTTGCCTTTTCTCAAATTTTGCATTGTGGCTTCACTTAATATCTTTTCTTTTCTCATTCTGGTAGACGTAAAGCCACGATCTGATAATGATTTCATTACATCTATTTTATATTTAAACATTTCAAACCCTCCCTACTATTTATGAAATAATTATAATTGAATTAACATCAAAAAGCAATATAAAATATTTTAAAAAACACTCTTTTTAGTGTTGACATGCACTAAT